TTTCACCTTTTTGTCCTTTTTGTCCAGCAGGTCCCATTGGGCCTGTAGCACCAACTTCACCTTTATCTCCTTGAGCACCTTTTTCACCCGTAGCACCTTGAGGACCTTGTAATCCTTGTGGTCCAGTTGCACCATTGGCGCCTTTTTGTCCTTTAGTTCCAGTAGGTCCTATTGTTCCTTGTGGTCCTTGTGGTCCTGTTGCTCCTTGTGGGCCTAATTCTCCTTTTTGTCCTTTATCACCTGTTGGGCCACTTTGTGCGGCTACCCAATCATAATCAGATCCTGTCCAACTTAACACTTCTGTTGCACTTGCTGTGCCAGTGTTTAGATGTGTATCTACTCTGCTATCTGTATAGTATAAATTACTACCTTCTGCTAAGTCACTGGTGCTTGTTGGTATATTGTAGAATGTACTACCATCATTTGTAAATTGCCATACATCACTGCTTTCGTTCCATCTAATCAGTGTGTTTGAACCTGCTACTGGTCTATTTGCTATAACTTCTACTGTGGCATCCGATGCCGCATTGGCATTTAGTGTAATCTTTTGATCTCTTACATATAGATCTTCAACATTTCTATAGTTTAAATTACCACTTACTTCTAGATTACCAAGAACATCAAGATTACCGCCAACTGTTAATGGAACTGTGGCTATGTGGGCCACAACTTGTGCATTTGTTAGTCCTGTTACACCTGTTAATAGACTACCATTACCTAAGATATAGTTACCGGTTATATTAGCAGTTGTTGTGATATTACCAGTTAAATTTGTTAAGGCACCAGTATAATTGCTTATTGCTGTATTTGATCTATCTGTGGTATAGTATAAATTAGTTGAACCTTCTGTTAAGTCATCTGTGGTTTTGCCACTAAACAATGCACTAGAATCTATAGTGATATTACCTGACACGTCATCTAAGTCTAATGGTGATATAAATTTAGTAGAATCCAGTTGAATTGTACCGTTTGATTCGAGTTTTAGTGGTGTTTTTAAATAACTTGATTCTAGACTTACTTGCCCAGTATTGGTATTGAAAAATAAAGGTGGTAAGGCAGAAAAGGTTCCACGAATATCACTATCTGTGATATTATCGAATAGAAATATACCATCTGCGGGTGCATATGATAACCCACCGTATACACCAGGTCCTGCAGGAGATGTATTATTAGCAGAAAACAGATCTCTGATTTCTTGATCTGTATATTGTGTTCCTAATTCTGATATAGATACATTTGCAACTCTTATACCTACATTTACTTTGGGTGTAGTTCCAAGAACTCCACTATAGAATGTTTCTACATTTGCGTTTCTTACTATGACTGAAACGTTGCCGGCTATTGACATATATTACTCCTATGATGTTGGTATTGGATTAAATGCAGGATCTAATACTGGATTACCTATTGTTACGTCTGGTTCATATCTTTCTATAATTGCCCATCTATGTGATAAGGTTTGTGGTTGATCATATACATTGGCTGCTGGTTGCGTCCATTTAAAACTTACTACTGTTATAGGTACATTTGCTCTAGCATCAGGCAAAATAGGACCAGTATACCGTTGTTCTGGTATAGTTAAATCTATATCGCCATATATGTCTCTTTGCGTATTGATGTATGCACTACCTATAGAGGTATTACTACCAAAACTGCCTATAACTGTAGAATCTGCAAAATTTGGGTCGCCGGAAACACGGTCATATGTAAGTCTATCTACGACTATTGTTTGATAATCTGCATCAAATGTATAAGTTGATACATCTGCGCCGTATTGATATGTGAATTTTGTTTGAGTTGACGGGAACATTTCCAACATTTGAACATTATCGGAACCTCCCAAATAGTTTTTAAAACTAAGGATTCTACCTGACATAACTACTCCTATAGGGTATTGCTATATCACTAAGGCAATATAGCCATTTTTATTACTTGTATATTTATCGTTTTAACTAGGTTCTGACGGCCAAATCACATTTTCAATGTCGGTTTCATCTGCGTATGTGTCTGGCAAATCTCTAAGTGCTTGTCTATATGCTTGCCATTCTGCTTTTTTGGCATCACTTAATGGAGAGTCAGCACCTACCGTCCAGTCTGTGCCTTTTAGTAAATTATGTCTTTTATCTCTTATCCATCCTGGAACATATATAGCCACTGGCGGTTTTTCTTCTATAACATGTGGTTCTACACTTACATTTACTTGATATTTGTTTTGTGCTACAGAACCTTCTATGTATGCTAAATTACTATCTCTGCTAAGTGTTTTTGCTAACATACGATCATTGGTTGTTAGACTGGAATAAATTATTTTTCCTGTGACTTTATTATAAAGAATAACCTGTTTCATTAGAATTGATCTCCATTTCTAATTCTCTGTATATCCAGTTTCATATTCTCATAACCTCTTTCATTGGTGCCTGCTGTTTGGTTAGAGGTGTTATATCCTACCATTCTTATTGCAATACTTGCCATTTGATCTGTGACTGTGAATTTTGTTGGACTATTTACTGTATCTGGTTGTTCTGATCGATCTGAATATGTGGTTCTGCTGTCTACTACATTGGCTTCTGTTTCACCATTAGCATAAGTTACATCTGCTTGTACACCATAACCATAATCTGCTGTGGTTATACCTTGATGACTTCCTACTGGTTTTGCGTTATTGTTAATTGTGTATTCGCCACTATCTACTTCTCTTAAGTCAACATCTACAGGTGCATCTTGTAAATCCTGATATGTTGTTCCAGCATTTAGATCTGTTTTATCTTCTGGTGTTGCAGTTATCTGTGTTCCTGCGGCTAAATCACCCATGCTTTCACCATCAATTTGTTTTCTATTTCCGCCACCGCCATATATGAAGGCTGTACCACTTACAAGATTTGCAGTTTGGAAATATCCTACTGGTTGTAATGTTGTTTCTACCGTGAATGTACAATCATGTAGTCCATCTAGACCACCTAATACAGAACCTGATACTGTGACATTATCACCATTGTTATAACCACTACCACCATTTGCCAAATAACTACCACCCGATACTGCTGGTACAAAATAGGTTAAATTTACAAAATCTTTTTGTATGTCAAATTTAGCACCTGTACCAGAGCCTGTTGTGCTTTTTTGTGAGACACCTTCATAAAAGTGTTTGTATACATTTGGTGGTGGAGGTGTATCTGCTGGAGGATTGGAAATTATACCAGTGGCATCGTCTTCTACATCACTTTCTGTTACTACTGGTTCTGTGTACACGGTTGCATCATACTCTAATAACAATAGATTACACAATATCATACCATCTTGACCTAATGCTTCTGTGTTTTTCATTACACGAAATAACTTGTCACTAAATCCATAATCACTATTAGTTAGTTTTACAACATCACCGGCGTCTATTTGTAGTCCTGAGAAATCACTGGTGCATTCTACAACCATACCTTTTCTACTTTGATTTAGATCAATGTTTCCTAGTTGTTCTGCATGTATATTATTGTTAACCAACTCTGCTCTGTAATCTAAATTATTATCTGGTTCGCCTGTGTTTCTATCTCCACTTGGTGTTTCTACTAATATGGTATTTGTTTGATCTTTTCTGTTTTGATCAGCAAACTCTACTGTTATACTATTAAGTTGTTGATATAATTCTGTGCTACTAACAGATATCTTACTAACTATATTGTCATCATTGAGAACAAATGCTGAACTTAATTCACTGCTACTATATGGTCTGTTTGGAATAGCCGCAAATTTGCCTTGCTTACCATCGAATGTAAAGTATGTTGCAGAATTTCTGCATATTTTATCTATGTTATCCATACAACTATCAAAAGTACTCAAATAACCATTGATTTGATATCTGTCTATAGTGCTACTACCACCAGAGTTAGGTGTATAAGTAATTTGTTCATCACAATAACCTTTCATTTGTGTATTTGCTGTGCCTAGTATACTTGTTATGTCTATATCACTATTGGCTAATCCAGCACCGTATCGACTTGATTTTAAGTAATCAAACAATACTTCACCTGGATTGTCTTTGCTATTAGTAATATCAAATGTCATGCTACCTAGTCCTGTAAGACCATTTTCTGCATCATAATCTACTTCAATCATTGCAAATACTAATCCTTCCATAGTGTAATGACTTGTACCAAATGTGTTCCAATGTGTCATCATTGTTGTGGCATTTACATTACCTGATGTTGGGAATATCTGTTTAGCACTGGTAGTATCACCAGCATATACTCTTATACGGATTTTGTTTGCCCAATCTTCTGTGGTTGTGGCATTT